AAGCCAACATTGCGAAAGCTGCAGGTGGGTTGTAAAGCTTAACACAAAACAGCTTATAAGAGAGGTTAAATTAGTTTACAATCCCCTAGAATATAAATCAAATAAAAACGCAAGAACTCTTTACAATAGAGAGGAGCTTATACATATTTTAGAGCAAGATAAAATAAAGAGAAATGGGGAAGCCAATATTTAGAGTGATAGTTGACTACGAATATAGAAACAAAGGCTCTGTAAGGCCTTATAAACAGTCTAAAATAGACACTTTTGTACTCACTAATGATATTGAAAAAATAAAAAAAGACGAAAAGTTAATTAAAAGAATACACACAGCAAAAAAAGCAACAAAAAAAGAATTAGAAATAAAATTTAAAAAAATCTATATTGAGGGTCAATATGGGGAAACAACTTATTAAAAAATAACTATGGAAACTATTATATGTGTAATTATTGCAATATATGCAATATTTTTAAATTTACGAATTAAGCAAATTGAGGATGATTTAAACTCTTGTCAATTAGACAGGTCAGACTTTGAGTTAAAAACTTATAAAAAAATGATGGATATTCGTAAAGAAATTAAAGATTCAATTAAAGTAAAGAAAGTTGAAAAATCAAGAGGAGGAAGTACAAAAAAGCGTCGTAAAGTATCTTAAGATGAAATACCCAAATGCTAGGTACTG